ATCGAATTTTGATGCTGACGTCAATGGGGCGTCCGGAAAACTCAAGATGGTCTTTGTCAAAGAAAGGTTGTTCACCTTCCTTTAAAAACCACTTGAGAAGGGCCCAAATAGAATCTGTCTCACGACGGACCTTTTTGGAAGATACTACAGCACCCTTAACTAAAGGGCTATGTAGGTCACCGTGCAGTCTATCGACTTGATAAGAGCCGGTAAAACTGAACTTGCCCAAGACGGGAGATGTTTCTAGGACGACTGGGAAGGGTATAAAACCTTCTATAACGTCGCCTAGCCACCTAGCAGTATTCCACAAACCAGCCTTATGAAACTGGTTACTAGTGGATACGGTGGAAATTATCTCACCGAATTCCGTTCGATGTGAAGGAAGAAAACTCCGAACTTTGACAATACTAACGTCAAAGCCTTCGTAGTATTCCTTACCACAAGACTCTCTGAACTTCCCAGTCCAGAAAGACTTGTCCATGTTCACTCGAAGACTAAAGTCTTCAAGGGAACTGACAACGAAAGGCACAAATTTCACGGGAATGATCAAATCATCACCGTAAACGCGTACAGACCCAACCAGTGACTTAAGGTCACGGCGAGTCAACGGACGCTTGAGCGCATTCTCAATCCCAATACAAATGAGGCAAAGAAAGTACATTGCCTCAATGGGAAAAGTAAGCGCTGAACCCATAGACGCGAACTTGGTAAGGTTAATAACCTCACCCAGTACGTCTGCCCGTGTTGAGCGACAGTCTTGGATGGCATCTCGAAAGAGACCACCCGATTCCATCATCTCAATTACATGGCGGTTCACAACACGATCGGAAGCCTCACTTAAATCAAGTGTGGCGAGGTCTCCATGAATGGAGCCCTCTCGAGCCATGTCCTGGTTAGGGACTTGGTTATCGAATCCGATAAGCTCTCCAAGGATATCATCCCTCTGGAGCTTATCCACGAGAATCATAGATAGAGCCTGCTGTGTGTATTGCATACACGTAGGTTCCATAGCTATGAGCCGTGGTGTCTTGTGCGTCTTTAGAACGTCAATGACCCTAACAGGTCTTTCACGTTCAGGTTCGAGGAAATCGACAAGGTCGAGGTAATCATTTATACCTCCAGCTTGGCAAAAGGTACTCTCCAGCAGGAAAGGACCTATCCAAGCGAACTGGCCACTCAGTCTGAAGAAACTTCTCGTTACCGAGGAGTCGATCAGCCGTAGAACCAGGACCATGCTTCGGAATGGGATGCCCTTCAAGAAGGGCAGTGCACATATCCATGTACACATCACCATAAAGAAGCCGACCAATGCGACCGAGCCTTCCGGCTCGGGTTTCACCTAACTTATAGAAAGGTGAATCTAGGCAGCTGTCAAGGGATTCCTCCCAATCGACAGACCCTAGCTCATAGTCCTCGAGTTCCTTCTCACACGTAAGAGACGCAGAGTAAGCAGAAGCGACACGCTCTTCGGAGCATGGAATTTCTATCTTACTGAACAAGCGGGTAACCTGACGGATACCCACAATGGAGTTGATGAACAATTCACCATTTTCGTCATCCCAGAGATCGAGAAAGCTTTTGACAGCTTCATCGGTATTCTCTGGGAGTGGAAAGGTGATCATCGACTCCATCATAAACTTGTCCAGATCTGCAAACTTACGCAAGCGACCCGATTTGCGGTCGAACACATAGTCAAGGAGTCCACCCAGGAAAACTGGGAGATTCCCACGAGTGGTCCAACCGGTCCACTCGTCAAAGGACGTCTGACCCTTGTCCAACGCTTTTTCAAACGTTGAGCAAAAATCAGGCAGGCTCGTCGTTAAAAACGACAAGCCTTCGTGTTCAACACGTTTCTCGATTGTTTTAAAATCGAGATCGGTACCAGTGCCGCATCTAGTTCCGCATTCCTGCAGAACCTGCCGCATAAGCAACATGAGGCTTTTCATTGCTGG